TATATATTCATTCGCTGATTCGCTGATTCGCCGATTCGCCGATTCGCTCATTCGCTCATTCGCTCATTCTCTCATTCGCTATGTCCGACGAATGTGTAACTTCACCCCCCATCACCGAACTCGACTTTTCTGGCTATCAATATGACATCGTACCCACTTATAAAATGATAGAAGACATGGACGATCAAGACTCCTTATTTCGTATCCAATTTCTTCAAGCCTTCGGAATAACGGCCAATGAATACCATCCAGAGATTGTTTCTGCTGTAATCAATGAATTATATGAACGATATGGAGAGAATTCGGGTATTCGAGAGATTTTAGAAGCGCATCCGCTTTTTCATGCGGGAAAGACATCAACGATTATAGAAGAAGATCACGAACATGACGAACATCACGAGAATGATGATACGACCATCCCTCCTTTGTCGCCGTCGCTTCACCATAACCGATGCTCACACGACGGCGAGACTGGCGCGACTGGCGCAGGAAATAGCGAGATGATTTTCTGTATGATGTTTTCATTTCAAACCTTTGACCTATTCCACATGTGCTTGCGTCATGCCAAACACAAAGAAGAGATTCCGACCCAACTACGGGATGAAATCGTGGAATGCTTTCGCACAATGTTTTAGGCGAACATAGTAATAAATAATAAATAATATAATATAATAATACTATTGTTATAATATTATACCTCACTTCGCTGAAATGGCATCTACCCGAAACAAGAATACACGCACCGATTTCAAAATCGAGCAAAACACCCAGAACCTCGCGCGCAATTATGTCGCATTTGAAAACGGCTATGCGGGCAAGGCGTATGAACCCGCCCTCGCATTTGAAAGCGTCGGCATCCTCCCCACCAAGATGTCCCGCGAGCATTTCTCCCGTAATTCGGTGGATATTGAATCCGCATTATTCGGAATTAACTCTACGAACCTCGTTGAACCGCAGGCGGCGGTCGTCCCGCAATTGAAGCAACTTCCCGAAGTGAAATTCTTCGACAGGATGGCGATGTTTATGCCGGAACCGCTGGTGGTGGAGAAGGCCGCGAGGCCGTTTCAGCACGCGGAGGCGAAGTGGGGGTAGCGCCCCCCAACGGCGCATTGGCGGTGCGAGTGGGGTGCTTGAGACGCAATGACATTTCAAGACGCGTAGGCGAGATTATTTGGAATAAAAAATAATATAACACTATTTTCTCTGTTATATTTTTAGGTCTATGTAATATCCCAAATCATTTAACTATAGGTATCTGCTATGATACGTTAAAATTGTTGATATTAGCCCAACAACAATATATGTTGAATATTTATATACACTGCGAAACTGTTATATTATCGTATAGTATAAATTAGACAATAATTTATTATGTCGGAGCCCAAGGACTACCATGCTGTGTTGGGTCTCCAAAACGGCGCCACTCGAAAGGAGATTAAAAAAGCGTATAAAAAGCTCGCGATAGCTCACCATCCCGACAAGAACCCTGACGACCCGACCGCGACAGCGAAGTTCCAAGCGATCAATGATGCGTACGAAAGACTGTCATCGTCGCCATCGTCACCACCACCATCATCATCACCACCATCATCACCACCAGAAGCAGCAGCACCACCACCACCAGAAGCAGCAGCACCATCACCAGAAGCAGCAGCACCACCACGACCGCCACCACGAACATTTATAACAGACGAAGAATGTATTAATTTATTCGATCGTTTATGTCTGGAAATGTCTACAAGAGCCTTGCAGACGGGGGCAACTTTTGAGTCGGATCTTAAGAGACTCACCGATTATTTTATAGCCTGTATTATTACTTTGTATCAGATTGACCCAAATAATATAGAAAGCATTTTTTCTGATTTTTTCGATGTAATAAAGGACAAATTCATTAAATCTCCTATAGAGTTCAAAACACTACCGTTTTTTAATAGGATAAACGATACCTCATATTATACATTTCATAAACAACAAAGAATAAGGCTTGTTAGACTCTGGTTCGATGGAGCACGATTAATAATAAATAACGCAATCAAAATAATTAAAGATAATCCGGATTATTACACGCCAGAAAAAACTGATTACATTAGACATAATATGCTGAATCAAGAACTAGGAACACTTTTTTCTGGTGGCGCATCTAAAAAACGTCGCCTCCGTCGCAAATCAACCAAACGCATCCGCCATCGCAAATCCGCCACCAAACGTCGCCATCGCCGTCGCAGCTCCAACCGCCGCACCTCCCGAAAATAACATAAAACTATTTTCTCATTTAGTATCATAAAAGCTCTTTGATCCCTTTTCCCCCTCTCCGCTCTTATGCAATCCCTCCAATTCACGAACCCCAACCCGCGCACCTCTCCCGCCGGCTTCTCTGGGTCAATCAACGCCAACAACCAAGGCTATAGCGGCACTGGTCGCGTCACAATCGGCGGCCCCAATCGAAATGTCTGGGCCGAAGGTCAAGTCGGCGGCGGTTGGTCTGGCCGGCCCAGTGTCGGCGGTATGGTCGGCGGAACTATCCGTTTTTAGACAGCCGACAGTTTACAACCGTAAATACGATCTTCCAATATATTTGTCCAATTGTCCGACACATATATCGCCATTTTTCACCTGACGCGGCGTCGGGATGCTCGTGTGTGTAACTTCGGTCACGATGACATTTTTGTCACCTTGCGACCAGTAGCAATACGGCGGGCTGGTCATCACTTTTCCGTTAAATTTATGATGACTCGGATACGCAATGCGTAATTGTTGAGCCGCTTCGGAATACCATCCGAAAAACACCGATGTGTCTTCTGGGTATGGTGTCGATGGTGGGGCGGGAGGGCATGATGTCGTCATCGTTGCTGTCGTTATTCGTTTGATAATAGTATTATACTAATTATTATCAAAATAAATCAATTTTATACTGGGGGGTGCGCTGGGGGTTGCGCCCCCCCACGGCGCTTCGTCGCTTCGCTCCGCTTGGCGGTGCTCATGGCGGCGCTCTTGTCGGTGCTCATGGCGGTGCTCTTGTCGGTGCTCTTGTCGGCGCTCTTGTCGGTGCTCATGGTTGTGCTCATGGCGGCGCTGATGGCGGCGCTGATGGCGGTAGCGGCGCGGCCTAATCAACATCCAATCCCGCGAAACTATTATGTACCTTTACACATCCAGTTGCTTTTGCGCCTTTCACATAGACTCGTTCATCCGCCTCCGCAGCCGCCTCCGCAGCCGCCGGATTTGGAATATGGACCGTCAGTGATGGCACCATGCGCCCGCCTCTCGAAAGTCTCGTGCTACGAAACCCTCCACTTCTATCAATCGGATTTGACCGCTCGATTTGTCTCTTCTGAAACGGCTTTCGCTGCGCGTCTGTCTCAGTAGTGGCACCAGCGTCGGTATTCGTCGCACTCGATGCCGGCATCGCATTCAAGCACACCAACTGTTGCGCCGGCGCCAATAGATTGACATAGTTAATAACCGCATGCTTCGTCACGAAAACACCAGTCGGCTTCATCGTCGCCAAATACACGTCATAATGAAGCTTATACATGTGCGTCTTCAACTCACGGTCATAGTCCTTCAAAGGTTTGGCGTTCTTCTTTACGTAATGCTCGATATACGCATCATACAGTCGTTGCGTGTAATCATGAAGACGGTCGCGGAACTGGCGAAATGCGCGTGAATGTTGAGGATGGTACTTCAAATACTCATCAATTGCGCGGTCCTTGCGTAACTGGAGATACTGCGCAATCAATTTCTGTTCCATCCCCTTGCGCTTCTTCACGCTCTCGTATTTGGGGTTACGCTGCTTGTAGCAGAATCCGGTATCCTTATCTACAAAAACAACACCAGGCAGAGAAACACTTCGAGTATCATCCGACGCATACATTATAATGTAATCTTCCACTGTATGAGGTGTGAATGTAGCCGACGCAGTCGCCGCCTCCGTCTCGGTATCATCGAGCACGCATGTCAGCGTTGAAGGCATATGTGAAACACTACCGCCGAAGTTGGATGAAAAGATGTCGCGGTTGATACGGATTACATTAACACCATCTGCGTCGCCGTCCTTCGCAGTAATTTCATAGACCGCAACCAGATACAACTTAGGAACGCTAATCACATTCACGATTTGATTCTTTGGGTGTTGGACAACAAGTGAATAGCAGTATTGCTTCGGAAGTAATTCCACCCCGTTAGGAAGCAAGCAAAGAACTTCGCAAATGCGACGGCGCAAAAGTTCTTGAACACCCAATCGTTGGAATCCCTTGGTTGAATCATCGCCGATAGTCTCTCCTTCGGTCGAAGCCGCTGCCGTTGCCGTTGCCGCTGCCGCTGCCGCCTGTGCCTCCGCCTCCGCTTGGATAATATGGTCGAACGAAACCTCACCGACACAACTCTTCGTCGCAATATACCACGTTCCTCCCTCCGCATTCCAGAATAGATTCACCATGATACCTTCCACCAGCTCCTCTGCGGTCAACACGCTATTTACCGAATTCACCTCGGACTTCTTGATCTCATCGGTAAGAGTCAGCATCTTGGGTGGTGCGACACAGCAAATACGCCCGCATGTATCAAAAACAACCGACCGAAAACGTCCCACCGTTTCGTATTGCTCAGCGGTGAGTTTAGCACGGTCATATTTTAATGTATAAAATACACTGGGGGGTGACGACGACCCCGACGACGACCCAGTTTTAGAAAAATGAATAAGAAATCCTCTATCGGCGCACCATGAACGAATGTCATCAAACTCGGATTTTTCAAGCGAACTCGACTTTATCTTAGTCGAGAGCTCTGTAAGGTCAGTAAATTGAGCGGAAGATATAGAAAACATTACGATAATCTATATAATCATATGTTTAATCTTTATATCGGTTATTGAAAATGATTGGAAAAAGGTGTAAATATATAATAACTAGATAAAATAGTAACATGGATCCAGAAGAGGTTAAACCAACAATATCTTTTGCGGAAGATGTCGAGAATATCGAGAATGCTGAGGATGTCGAAAGCGAAGGCGGCGAAGGCAGCGGCGAAGGCGGCGGCGAAGAAGTGGTATCCTTATCTATCGAGCTCGGTGATATTATACGGATTATCGCCCCAACGCATCAAGAAATCCATGACCATATGTTTTTCGTCGATTATGTATCTTCCCGTAAAATCAAACTCATTGATACCGAATCTCTCAGCGATACCATATTGAAACTTGACGCGACGGGAAAACTCACCGATGAAAGTATAACCTCCATCGAACTATTAAGCCGCGCAGAACAGAAAGGATATGCGAGACAAAATAATTTAGTCGTATCTACGTGGGTCGATATCCGTTTCGGCGGAGATATTCCGACCATTATTACGGGTATGATTACGAATCTAGAGCAAGACATGATTGAGATACGCACCTACCCCGAAGATGAGATGATATACATTAATTTTGGTTATATGGGTATTCCTGAAAATTTACCGATTGAAGAAATCAAGATACGCGCGCCGCCGTCGTCATTTGGCACTGAACGGCAGGTGGGCACCGAGGCCGGCGCCGGATTTTTAACGATGGGTATGGATGCGATATCAAGCGAAACATTATCCCCGCTAGAAGAACGCCGAAGACAGCGTCAAATCGCGCGAGGTGCGCAAGGGGGCGAAGACGCAACAGATCAACCCGTCGGCGCATCAGAGCATACTGTGCTGTCGGAGGTGCGTGCTTCTGCGTCGGGCGCCGAGGTGCCAGTCCCAACCGCCGCACTTCGAGAGAAACTGCGCACAATCCTAATCGACGCTGACCAAATTCAGGTGGGCGAGGAATTAGACGTTCTTGTCCAAACGGTGGATATTCCGGAAGAGAACCGCCGTTTTAATTTAGATAAACAGTGCGACGATTTGCTGGATACGCTGATGACGAATGTGCCTTCTACCGAAAAAACGCGCACGGTTATGGCGCATATACAGCGCATGGTTGTCCGGTTTCGCGAGTTGCGCCATAAATTCTCTCAGTTTGACTCCAACGGCAACCCTGCGATCCCGCCGCCAAAAAGCGCCCTTTATCGCCCGCTCGTGGAATCATTAATGCGCATGGACCACGCGCTTCGGTGGATTATCCCCATTGTAAAAACACGGAAAGTGATTTACGATATTCCGATTGATGAACGAACCGCGGCGGAAATGGATATCGCGCCTCGTCTGATTCAAGAAGAACGAGAGGCGGAGGGGCTTCTTCAGCGTCAATGGTATGACGGGTCCCTTACGTATGCGCAGTATATGACAAATCTCTCGTCGCGTCATTTTTCACCGAGTTATGATCCTCGTTACACGCAAGATGTGGTAAGCACGAGGCAGGTGAATGAGAATATAACCGCGGTTATAGATAATCTCGATGATTTTTACTCATCGGTTGTTCAGGGCGAAGAAGTGAAACGACGCAGGTTTGTTATTCAGAAGTATAATCTTGGATTATCAAAGGTACAGCAGCAATCGGGTCGGTCATCCTCGAGAAGCGATGGCGGCGAGGGTGCGCTCATTAAAAGAACAACCGAGTTTACCAATCTCACCCCAAACGACCGAATGAATGTCGTCGGTTTTATCACATTTCCCGAGCCGGTTATTTATCATTCGCGCATATCACTTCCGAGTATTAACATTCTTGATAAATGCGACCTCAATACCAAACACGTTCATTACTGGGAAATGTTGCGCCAGATGACGACACTTACGACGCATGACATTACTGACCTTGACAGGCCACTAGAATTGAATGCGCACAGCCTGCTTCATGAAATAAAGCAGTTTGTCCTCGAACCAGAGGCTGTTGCCGCCGCCGCCGCCACGACACGCGACAAATACCGGAAGTTCCTCGAAGTTATAATACCGAAAACCCGTAATATATTCGAAATGATGCGGCAGTATATCCACGGCCGTCTTACATTACAGGATGTTCTCGCATTCATCGAGCCCTTCCTTGTGTATCAAGAAGACCTTAATGTGAAGCAATACGATGAAATCGTGACGTTCCTTTATGAACGCGTGCTCGAATATAAACGAAATTATGCGACGAATTACCGTAAGTTCGGGCGTTTGCGCGCATTT